CCATCATACCAAGTCGCACCAACATGGGCTATATTAACTTCTCCGCTATCGTGACTCCGATGATAATCAGTAATATGTGTACTACTTGTACCTCCAGCACTCTTAGGCATAAATGCAAACTCAAAATCACTGATATATTGTAAATCATCTACATACCCATCACTATCAGTTAAAGGAGTTACATTTATATGATTATACCCACTACCACTATCATTGAAATTATTATAATCATCTTCATAATAATATCCATCATCTTTAACAATAAGACCATCCGCAAACTCCCATGCATTACCATAAGGATTTTCTATTCCTCTGTAACTGAATGGATAAGTCTCACTTGCTCCTGTTGCTCCATTATCTAAAGCACTCTTAATTACTTCACCACTATGATTACCTAAACTATCTGTATATCCTGTATTTTGACTGTGATTACCTGTACCACTATCTAAATTAGTAATACCTTCCGACAATACCGCCTGCATATTGAATGTACCATATTCAATCAACATTAATCTCTGCACTAAGCTGGTAGCTAATACATCCCTTTGAGTCCATCCAGCTCCTCTTGCCTCTGCATAACTTCTAAATTGACCTATTGTATAATCTGTAGAGGGTTGCACGCTGAAAATACTTCTCATTTTACCACTACTTACATTACCCTCTACAGCACCTATATAAATTTTATCTTTTACGCTACCATCTCTATAGAAATTAGGCTCAATTTCATACCCTTCTTTTTTACCATCTGCTAACCAATATTCAAGTACTTCTTCACCACTACCATTTGTATAATACTCTGTTTTATAATAATGCTTAAACATTTCTACCATTACCTGACCATTACTTCCATCTGTAGCAAAATCAGGGTCTCCATAATAAGCATTAACTACTCCCTCATCCGAAACATTACATCTCTTCATTTCTGAATAAGGATAAACATCATCAAAATCAGATAAATGCTCTCCAGTAGTACCTGCACCCTGCACTGCTAATCCCTGAGCATCTCCTAATCTTGTATAAGTATCCGCTGTTTTATTCCATCTTAAACCATACTCTCTTACCCGCTTTATCTTCTCATCATTTACTACTGACTTCCAAACCGCATCATCCACTGTATTATCCATTAATATATAAATATTATCTTCATAAATCCATAATGTTCCTACTTCATGATCATAATCATTTATAGTAGGCTTTGAACTTGAATTTACCTTTTTAATTCCATCTGCCTCAGTTAAAACTAAATTCCAACTGCTCCACGAAGTGCCTGTATAAAATCTAAAATAGATCTCTTTAGTTCCAACTGTAAAAGCATATTGTACTACTCTTCCCTCATTCTCAATAACTAATATTAAATAAACATCATTACTAACTGGAGCATTTGAAGGGTTTTCCGCCACATAAAATCCACTACTTAATGCATTATTAATATCTACCACACTTGAAGCATTTTCCTTAACAGCACCTTCACTTAGACCATTAAAAAACTGATCTATTTTATCCCAATTATTATTTAAAAGTAGATCAATATTAAATGTATCATCCCCATCAACTACTGGATCTACTTTAAATAAATTTAAATTACCTGTATAACTTGACATTTATAAATTACCTCCCGCAAAATTACTTAATTTTTTACTATTAATCTCATTAATTGTCATTACACTAACATCATTAACTAATAGATATCTGAATTGATATAAAATATCTAAATGAGAAGGTTTTATCTCCTCTAAACTATTTTTTATATCCTCTAAATTATCAGGAATTCCAAACTCATCAATAAACTTTATTGTATATTTATAAGGGTAATGATAAATCCAATCCCTTTCCTCATCCCCTTCAAATAAGAATAAATTTTTAAAGGCAAAATCACCTAATATATAATTAGATAGCTCTATTTTTATATACCTCGTATTTTCAGGAGTTTTAAACTTTTCTACCGCACTCCCGCTTGATTTATATATAAGATCACTAATTAGATTATCACTCTCATCTAAAAAGCTAACTTTAATAAAGCTATTTGCATCCTTACCTGAAAACTTACTTAAATAAGCATTATTAACATCTACAATATTCATACTATTTACATCTTTTACTAAATAAACATCATTATCTCCGATATTATAACCTAATCTATAATATCTATCTCCAATAGCATCCATTTTTAAGGAATTAATCTCTTCAATTGACTGAGGAAGAAAATTTATCTCATAATCACTATTTAAAATGGTAGTATTACCTGATAAATCCCATTGACCGCTTGTAAATGGAGGAACTCTATTTCTAACATTCTCCCTAACCTCTACAGCTCCATTTGAATAACTATTAGCAACACTCTCTATAAGCTCCTTAGTTAATGTACCAATTCCTCTTAATTTAGCTTTAATATTCTCTCTTCTACTCTCATAGCTCTTATTATGATCAACTTCAATTCCTAAAAAGCCTTCCCACAAATCTAAACCCCATGTAGCTGTATCTACAAAGCATTGATCCCTTAAATCTTCAATATCTCCTTGCCAATCTTTAGCCTCAGCTAAATTACCTTCATAAACAGCCTTAAATATAGGATCTTCTAATAAAAACTGAGGTATATATTCCATTAACTAACCACCACATTTCCTAATTCAGCTATTTCCTCTTCTCCAATACTAATATTACTTGTGCCTCCATTTATTAACAAATTGGTATAATCTAAAACCCCTTCACTATCTAAGATATTACTACCAATTATCGCATAACTAACATATGTTTCACTAAAAGCAATACTTTCTAAATAAGCAATTATTTTATCTCCAATATTAGTCTCAACCTCAGCCAGTGTATATTCCTCAGCTAAATCTACATCAACATCAATATTTATATTTAATGTACTTGCACTTATTACACTAACAGTAGCTCCTATAGGTTTAGAACTCTCTATATAATCCCTAACATTCTGCAATGTAATGCTATCTACAGCAGTTTTATCACTGCTTATTACAATTACCTTTACTGTACCATCTCCAGCCCATAAAGGCTTTATTCTTGCATCTCCTATCCCATCAACCTCTAAAGCCCACTGCTTATAATGATTATCATTTCCAGAAGTAGCAGGATTTCTTACTTTTAATAACAATCTATCTAATAATTCCTCATCAGTCTCAGGGTTTACACCGCTATCAACAATATTTGGATTAGTAACACTTTTAATTCCTGTGATCTTAACAGGAATTTCTGTAATAGCATTTGCGGGTACATTATACTGCACCCCAATTTCCTCAGCTTTTACATTTACAAACGCCTCTCCATTATCATCTGTAATAACTTCATCAACTGTATAATAACTTAATCCACTCTCAGTCTGTACTAATGAATTTTCAGCAACAATTACTCCAACACTACCACTAAATTTTACCTCAGTAATAGCCTCTTCTCCTGTCCGCTTAATTACTCCATGCTCTTCCGATCTCATCTCTAACCATTTATCCTCAGAAGTCCTTGCAAAAACTAACTTTAATACTTCATCTAAACTCTCATAACCTGTCTGAACTTCAAAACTAACAGGAATAACACTATCAAATATAAAACTACCTTCATCTTTTGCAACATCATCAGTAATATTACCCAGCATTCTTTCTTTAACAATCTCCTGAGTATTATTCTCTTTATACATTTATAGACACCTCCCCATATATAGTACCTATATTAAGGCTTATTTTAAGTACATCTTCCTCAAAATCTAATTTAAAATTATTTATAGACTCTATATAAGGGTTTATTAATAAGCTCTCTTTAATATAGCGCTTAACCTGACTTCTAATAAATCCATTTGTAAAGCCTTTACCAATTAATTCCTCTAAATCACTGCCATACTCATCACTATAAATTATATATCTATTTTTAACTGTAATAAGTGCTTTATAGATATAAATTTTTAACGCATCCTTGCCCTCAACTACTACAAATTTACCATCCACTAACTTAAATCTATTCTCATTAAAATTCCAATCGAACTCTTTATATAATGGTAGCTCTTCTTCCTCTACCTCTTCTCCATTCACTAACCCATCTATAAAAGGGAATAGGCTCATTACATACTCACCACCCTTGCTAATATGAAATAACTCTGACGATCATAAGTAGGCATCACTGCCACTAAATCTCCCGGCTGTAATGTACTATTTAATGTAATAACTCCATCATTTATCTTAAATTTATTTGAAGTAGTTTTCCAAAAATCAAGATCATGTAAATGAGCAGGATCTCCATCACTTTTAGGATATGTTTTACCTGTAAAACTGCCTTCATTTGTATCCATATCCATATTTAAAGTACCGCTCTGCCCTTCTACATCAGTATCTGTCTTATCAACATAGAACTTTCTTTTATATTCTTTTAAAAGATAATCAGCTATATAAATATTATCCTTATCGACTTCAATTCCATTAAATTTAATTATTATATCAGGAGGAGATGCTACAACCTCAGCTAAAATTAAAGCAGGAGGGTTATCTCTCTGCCCTTCCTGCCTCATTGCTCCTAATATTTTTCCTAAAGGATCTTCCTGCATTTTTAACCCTCCATTAACTCTAATTTTAATCTAACTCTATGCAAATCATTCTCCCATTTATGACTATCATCAACGATCTTGAACTTACCTTCAATTCCTGTATAACTATCTTTAACTTTTACAGAATAACCAGTCCTCAGATCTTCTTTATTTAATAATTCAATATCAGCAGACTGCTTAACTGGCTCTAACAAATTCTTAGCATTACCCTGAGCTGTATCACTATCCTGCAATACCCTCTGCAATACTCCATACTGACTTGTAGTACCATCATCTACAGAACTAACTTCATTACCTTTATCATCAATTATTTTTATTTTATTTACTGTACCCTCTAAACTTTCTTCAAAAATACTATTTGATAATTTACTATTAATTAAATTAAATTCTGCTAATTCCTTTCCGACTTCTCTTATTTCAATATCAGCGCCATTCATCATCATTTTATACTCTTTACCTGTATCTTTTGTTGCTCTTTTATATGCATCTATAATAATTTCATAAAGACTTTTATCATAAACTATATAACTTAAATTACTACTTACCTTTTCTAAATATCCTACACTTAATCCCGCATCACCAATCACTTGTTCAGCAATTTTATGCGGAGCTATATTTTTAAAATTATAAGCATCAAAGCTCTTTAATAAATAAATACTACCTTCATATGCCATCACTTTCATTTTTACTGATTGGTACGCCTTATTTCTTTTCCATACAAATCCAAAAAATAATCTATCTCCATTATTACCATATAAACTTACCTGATCACCTAAACTTAAATTAACAACAGGTATATTCTTATCAGTAGGAGATACAATTAAATTAAACTCTAATTTTCTTGCAACCTGCTCTAAACTACCACCTAATTTAACATCCTCACATAAAGGGGTTATATCTTTACCATTTAATTCTATTCTCATAAATTTATCCGCCTATATTCTTTTAGATCTAAAGAAAAATAGACATCTCCTGTACCATCCTGCTCTTTATAACTAAATCCCTCTATGCTAAATTCTTTATTTATATTAGTCTCAGTAATTATTAATCTAATCGGAACTTTCTGATCAATCCAATTCTCTATCATATCAACACACTCATAAGGCTCAGGAAAATACCTATAATTTACAAAATTATATTTTTGAGCAGGGAAAAAACTGCTGATAGTAATAGCATCTAACTTTCTATTACCTATCAGCCCGATCTCCCCAAAATCATTAATATTTTCTACATTTAAATTAACTCCAGCCCTCTTTTCAAATGAAGATGGTAGAACTGGGACTCTAAAAGTATCATCATTCTCTTCATTTAATAACCATAGCTCCATGAACTACCAACACCTCCTCCATTTTCTTGTGCCTCAACGATTTTCTCAGCTAATTTCTCAGTTATCTTATCAATATCAGCCTCTTCCCTTATTTCAAATTTCTCAGCTAACTTACCAATACTAATAGGGCTCATTTGTTTGATCTCTTTTTCTACACTATCTTCGCCCATTCCATTAAACTTATTAAGAATAGGATCAAAATTACCTTTTCTATCTAATGTAGGATAATTATTAGCATTCATTTTAGGATTACCTACTACATCTAAAGGACTTTGAGGTTTCATTTCAGGGATATCTATTCCCATATTATTAGCCTTCATTGCTCCTAAAGTAGTATTATTAGCCACCTCATCTTTAGTAGCTAATATTTCATCCTTCCAATTCTGCAAATTCTCAGGTAATGCTAAATCAGGTATATTATCTAACATTCCAGCAATACCGACTTTCATATTATAGACCATCTCATTTACATAGCCTTTAATAGTGTCAACAATATTCATTACCTTTTCACTCATAACATCCCAAAAAGCATTCCATTTTTCTGTAACCATATCCCAATTACGAACTAACCATATACCAGCCCCAACTAATAGACCAATACCAATCAATACCCATGTATAAGGGTTAGCTAATAAAGCGGTATTTAAAGCTAACTGAGCGGTAACTACAGCCCAATTTGCTATCTGCCACAACTTCATTAAACCTAAATAAGTACCGATTGTAATAGCCATTCCTTGCAAGAAAGGATGTATCCACTCCCACTCCTGCAACTTCTCATTAATCAAAGCTATCTTATCAGCCCAGAACTGAAAACTGTCTCCTAAAACATCTATAAAGGGTTTTGCCACATCATACATACCCATCACATATTCAGCCACGAATGGGAATATAATAGATGCAACTGTACCAACTAAACTAAATGCATTAATTAAACCATCCATTGCAGGCTTTAAAAAGATTATAGCTGTATCATATATAGCCCACATAGCATCTCTAACAGGATCTATTGCAGGAGCTAATCCATCAGCTAAATCACTCATAGCCTCAGCCATTCCATCAAAAATACCGCTCCCTAAATCTCTTAAAGGCTCTAATTTATCCCCAAATTCAGCTTTAATAGTAGCCCCAGCTATAGTTAATACATTTATAGCTCTATAAGCCCCATTAACTAAATTATCAAACATTCCTACAGCCACTCTCTCTAAACTTTTGAATAACTGCTCATTAGTATCTATTAGATTTATAATATCCTTCATAGGCTTTTTTATACTATCTAACATACTTCTACCTATATCCTGTGCCCTACTACCTAATTTACCCATAATAGTAGAGAATAAACCAGCTCCAGTGCTTGCTAATTTCTCAGCACCACCTTCAAAATAAGGACTTAATTTCTTAGCTACAACTTTATTATAAGCCTCCATC